GGGTGGAACACCGTACCGCCGACGTGGCAAAACGGGCACTATATTTGGCAGAGAATTAAAACCGTATTCACGGATAATTCCTATACGTATAGTAACGCAGTTTGTATTACCGGCGGTAAAGGCATATCGTCAGTAACGGAGCATTATTTGGCCACGGCTGCAAGTTCAGGCGTTACCAAAAATACGTCCGGATGGAGTACGACGGTACAAACCGTTACGTCCACAAACAAATATCTTTGGAATTACGAAACCGTAACCTATACAGACGGTACAACGTCGGACACCACGCCAACGATCATCGGTACTTACGGCGATAAGGGCGATAAAGGCGATAAGGGAAACAAAGGCGATAAGGGTAATACCGGCGACACAGGTAACGGTATCTCTTCGATCACAGAGCATTATTTAGCCACGTCTGCAAGTTCAGGCGTTACCAAAAATACGTCTGGGTGGACTACATCGATCCAAAGCGTCACGGCGACAAAAAAGTACCTTTGGAACTACGAAACCGTGACCTATACAGACGGTACAACGTCGGACACCACACCGATTATTATTGGCGTATATGGTGACAAAGGCGATAAGGGCGATAAGGGCGATAAGGGCGACAAAGGCGACAAAGGCGATAAGGGCGACAAAGGAGAAAAAGGCCCATCGTTGAGGATCCAAGATTGGGCCGATTGCCCGACAAGCGCGTATTTCTATGCCGGCAAAGATGGTGAGGCGTACAAAGACGTTGTGATATATAACGGCAATTATTACAGTTGTACGCAGACACACAGCAAGCAATCGGGTGTATTGCCCACCAACTCAAATTATTGGGTATTGGGTGATAAGATCGAGTTAGTCGCCACAAACGTACTGTTGGCCACGTATTCCCTCATTAAGAATTTGGGAGCCGAGGCAATCGAGATGAAAGACAGCAACGGCAACGTTGTATTTTCTGCAAAGAATGGTACGGTAACGTGTAATACCGGCAATTTCAATAATGTAACTGTGTCCGGTACTCTTTCAGGCGTTACCGGTAGTTTTAAGACGTTAAATTGCGTAAACGCGTCCGGTACTGTTGTCGGTAAGATCTCGTTTGGTAGTGATGGCAAAATGTGGTTTGAGGGTGATTTGTATAATCAGGGCTACGATAGTACGTTGGGCCGTGGTTATCGCTTTTATTCATCCGATATTTGGTGTCGTGGCGGTTTTGGGGCCAGAGAGCGAAACGTTTTATATGTTTTGGGATCGTACGGGTATTATTACACCAAAGGCACGGGATCGTCCGGCGTTTACGTATCGTTTACGTCGGCCACGTCGTCAGGTGGAGATACATATTATACGCTCAAATGTTACGGCGATAGTGGCGATTATGCCGGTTTCCCTGTTGATATGATTATCTTTAAGATAACAGGATCCACGGCGTACCGGTATAACCTAAGTATGGCAGATACACAACGCGTTTTATGTATCAATGCAAACGATGATGAGAATAACGTTATAATTTACTCAAATGGTAATCAAGTAACGTGGAACGGCGGAAGCGTCGCAGAGGTAATAAAAGTACCAACCGACTTTATGTACCCAACGCCTAACAGTTCGTGGTTAGGCCGTGGTATTCTTATTGGCGCAGTTAGAGATAATAATTGGTGATAAATTTTTAAATTCTTAAAGTTATGACAAAGCAAACAAAGAAACTGCAAGCCGGATCGTCAAAATCGACGACAACGGTAGCAACCGGCGAGGAATTTGTTAAGGTGAACACCAACGGTTTAGTAACCACAATCCCACTCGCGTACCTGAAAGCCGCCGTTTTGGGCGGTATGGATCTTAACGCAATGGAGGACGGTATATTTATTATGTACCACCGAAAGAGCGACAATTACCCTCTTATGGTTAAGCCCCACAAGTGGACGAGCATACAGGCAGGCGGCGAAGTGGCCGACGGCGTGGTGATCGTTGAGGGCGGTAAGATGTTGGTTGTAGCACCCACGCAGACCGCGTTAACGTGGAGTAGCGCAGCAGTAAGCGGCGGCGGTACGACAACAAGCGATCGTGTAACAGCGTTTAACGATTTCAACGGTAAGCAGAACACAGCAAACCAGATAACGCACGCCGAATGTAACAGCGCGTCGTACGCGCCCGGCTATTGCGCACAGTACAGCCGTACCAACGCCAACGGTTACGGCCTGACAGCCGGCAAATGGTGGTTGCCCTCAATGGGTGAAATGATGATGATATACGCCAATATGACAAAAGTCAATTACGCGTTATCCCTGATCACCGGTGCAACGCAGTTGGAAGAAACCGCGTATTGGACAAGTACCGAGTACTCCGCGACGAACGCGTGGTTTCTGTACCTCTACGATGGCTACGCCGGCAGCGACACTAAGGCTTCGTACACGCATCGAGTTAGGCCGGTGTCAGCGTTTATTGCTTAGTAATTAATGTTTAATATTTAATCATTGGTACGGCGAAAGCCGTACCTTTACCGAAGATCCGGAAATGGCAGAAAACAAAATCAAATTGGTATCAAACGCCCCGTTGTATTTGGACGTACGAAAGTTGTTAGGTGAGATATTGGACGTAACGCCGGAATTTCCCCGGCAGTATAAGTTTAGTATCGGATCCAAGATGCACGAATTAACCGTGGATCTGTTGCAACACGTCGCGGCGGCCTATATGGATCGGCCCAACAGGGACAGACACCTAACGGAATTTAAGGCCAAATTTGAGACGCTTAAAACCTTAGTCCGGATCGCCGGTGAAAGAAGATGGATAAAAGGATTGGGGCGGCACGCGCAAATCATAGAGTTAATGGACGCGATCGGCAAACAAAGTACAGCGTGGAAAAACTCGCCTAAGTAGCGAGAAAGCCAGAATCGGATCGGTTACGACTGACCGAGAGCGCAGTTTTCCGTAATAAACGGGGCCTGTACCGTCATTCACGGTTAAGAGTAAGATAATCAGGCCACAGATTGCGAGCCAACCGAGAACTCCGCGACGAACGCGTGGAATCTGAACCTCAACAATGGCAACGCCAACAACAACACTAAGGCAACGAACACGAATCGAGTTAGGCCGGTGTCAGCGTATCTTACGGGAACGAAACGAAGTATATAAAAATATGGTAACATTATCTGGGTTATTGGAAGCGTATTACGATTGTAGGCGTAACAAACGGCATACAGCGAGCGCGATTGTTTACGAAATGGATTACGAGAGCAAGTTAATTGCCCTACGTGACCGGGTAAACGCGCGTACCTATCAGCCCGGTAAATCCATTTGTTTTGTCGTGACGCGGCCACGCTATCGAGAAGTGTTTGCCGCCTCATTTGAGGATCGTATAATACACCATTATATCGCTTTACGGTTGGAGCCGTTATTTGAGCAAGTATTTTGCGATCGTACGTTTAATTGCAGAAAGGAAAAAGGGCAACTGTACGGCGTGCAGATCCTTAAAAACGATCTGATCGAAGTAAGCCAGAATTATACGCGCGATTGTTACGTAATGAAATTGGATCTTTCCGGTTTCTTTATGAGTATAGACAAAGATCTGTTAGCCGGTAAGATCGCCCGGTTTGTCGCTGATTACTACGAGGGCGACGACAAAGAGGATCTGATCAGGCTTTGCCAGATCGTCGTATTACACCGGCCGGAGTTGAATTGTGAGAGACACAGCCCGGCGGAATATTGGAATTATTTACCGGCTAACAAATCCCTGTTTACTAACGGAAAGGGCAAGGGCGTTGCGATCGGCAACCTATTTGCTCAACTTTTCGCAAATTTCCTGTTAAACGATTTGGATTGGTTTATCGAGGATCTGGGTATAAAATACCACGGCCGATACGTGGACGATTTTTATATGATCCACGAAGATAAAGAAACCCTGACAAGCGCAGTACCGAAGATCCGCGAGAAGTTGGCCACGTTGGGCCTGAAACTAAACGAGAAAAAGTTTTATTTGCAGCACTACACAAAGGGCGTTGAGTTTACCGGATCAATCGCAAAGCCCGGCCGCGTTTACACCTGTAATCGTACGATCGCCAACTTTGTATCTGCGGTTATGCAATTCAATTTGGCGAAGAATATCCGGGAGATCCGCCACGGCGTTTGCCGGATCAATTCATATTTAGGGCTGTTGAGGCATACCAACGAATACGGTATGCGCCGTAAGATCT